CTACGCGAGCCGTTGCGCCGTACCTCTTCGGGTCGGCAGCCTCGGCGTCGAAGGTGTACTTGAATTGCTGGTGAATCGTCCACGGGAACTTGATCGACTTGACGGCGATCTGGCGACTGGTCGCTCGAAGGTCGTCGGTCACGGTCATCGTGATCGGCTCCCCGTCGTTGTAGGCGGCGGTCAAGTTCTCACGGGCTTGCAGCGCCTCGGTGCGACTGTTCGCAAACATCTGCCCCTCGATGCTGATGACCTTGCCGTCGGGGTAGGTGCGGTTCGGCCCGAACGAGCCGGGCGCGTTCGGGCGCTTCTGAAAACCGAGGTCGACGCCGTCGATGTCCTGCCATCCGATGAGCTTGTCATAGACGAGACCGTCGTGCACGCCGTCGCCGGTAATGACGATAGAGCCGAACGACGGGGCGCTGAGAGTGATTGTCGTACCCATGTGCTAGACCCCCAGGTATTCGGCGATTTCGCGGGCGGTCTGCCGCGCTCGAAGGATGCCGCCTTCGCTGTCGGGGAAGTTCTGCTCAAGGTTGATCTGTGCGCCGGGAATGTTCTTCACGGCCTCGAGCAGTGCGGCGAGCAGCGACATAACCGCGTTCCATGCGTCGCTACCCCCGGCTGTGGAGTTGGCCAGCGATGACGCGGTCGGGCTGCTCGAGGCGGAGATGCCGGCCGAGTTAGTGGCGACGCGACCGTTGACGTCGATACCGATTCCCCCGAGCTCGCCCATCGCCGCATCGCCGAGCCCGGACGCCGCGGCGGCCACGAGACCGGCGGAGCCCATGATTCCCGCCGCCATACCGGCGCCGAGCTGCGCACCAATCTCGTCGCGGAAGAGCCTCGACGGGGACTTGATACCGAAGAAGGCTTTGATACCCCCGACGAATCCGTCCATAAACCCTCGGACCTTATCCATGAGCCATCCGCCGAGGTCTTTGATTCCGTTCCACAATCCGCGGATGAGGTCGCCGCCGGCGCTGGCCATCTTGCCGACCATGCCCGAGCTTGTGATGGCAGTGATGAGGCCCATCACGATCTGCGGCATCATCGTCGACAGGGAGTAGATGATCGTCGGGAGATTGGTCACGAGCGCCATGATGAGTTTTATTCCGGCCATCATCATCTGCGGCTGAGCGCCGATGATCGCCGAGATGAGCCCGACGATGATCTGCGGGATGGCGGCGACGATTGCCGTGACGATCTGGGGCAGCGCACCGACGAGCGAGAGGAATAGCTGCAATCCGGCGTCTATCAGTGTCGGGATGGCGCCGACCAGGAACCCGACGATACCGACGATGATGCCCGGCAACGCCGCTATGAGGGTCGGGAGCGCGGCGAGGATGCCGGTCACCAGTCCCATGAGTAGCTGCAATCCGGCGTCGAGCAGGGCGGTCAGGTTGCCAGGGGCGAACAGGGTCGTAATTGCGCCGATGACCGACTCGACCACGCTCGGGATGAGAGTCGGAAGCGACTCGGTGATGCCCGACATGAGGGCAATGAGCACGTCAACGCCGGTCTGAATCAGCATCGGCAGCATGCCGACGAGTCCGGTGACGAACCCGAGGATGACCGGCACGGCAGTCTCGACAAGCTGCGGCGCGTTCCCGGCGATGGCGGTCACGAGTCCGGTGATGAGGCCGCCGGCGAGCGTGATGAGGGACGGCAGGACCGTGACAAGCGAGTCGACGATGGCTGTGAGCGCGGCGCCTATCGCCGGGGCAAGTGCGGTGAACACCGTTCCGAGGTTGCCCGCGAGGGAAACGAGCGGGGTGGAGAGGTTCTGAATACTGCCGATGATGGTGCCGGCGGCATCGTCGACCACGGCACCCGCGCCGTCGACCCCGTTGACTAGGTCGACCAGTCCGCCGAGCAGGGGGTTGATGCCGCCCGAGAGCAGGTCGGTGAGTGACGGCGTCAGATCGCCGACGATAGCGCCGGAGAGGATATTGGCACCGTCCTGGGTTGACGACCATGCCCCGGTGAGGGTCTGGCTACCGAGCTCCATGGCATTGAAGAACATGCCACCCTCGGCCGTCGCGTGCGCCATCGCGCCCTTGACTTCCTCGAAGCTAATGGCGCCGTCCTCCATGCGCGCCTTGAGGTCGACCATCGACTCGCCGGTCATCTTCGATATTTCGACCAGGGGGTTGAATCCCTGGTTGATCATCTGATTAACGTCCTCGCCCATGAGTCGTCCGGTCGACTGCACTTGACCGAAGACGAGCGAGAGGCCGGCGAACTTTTCGGCGTTGCCCTGAGAGATGTCGCCGAGCATCTTGAGGTCCGGCATGAGGTTGTTGGCGTCTTCGCCGAACGACAGCAGGGTCTGGGATGCGCTTGCGAGGTCGGTGAGCTGGAAGGGTGTCGATGCTCCCATGGCTGACAGCTCTTCGAGCTTGGCCTTGGCCTTATCGGCGCCACCGAGTAGCGGGGTAAACGACGCAGTGTAGTTCTGCATCTCGGACTGGAAGGCGACGCCATTGGTGACGAGCGCACCAACGCCGATTCCGACGGCTGCCGTTGCGGCGATGAGCGCGCCGGCGACAACCTTGCCGGCCATGCCGAGTCCGGTCTTGATGCCGTTGGAGAGGCCGCCGCCCATCGTGGCGCCGGCGGCCTCTACCTGACTCGCGTTCCCTTCGATGTCGCGTCGGAGCTGACCGGGCACTCCCTTGCCGTCGGCCGTGACTTCGACGACACCCTCGGCTACTACAACGCTCATTCGGTCCCCGCTTCGACGTTGTGCTCGAGCCAACCCTCGGTCTCGAGTCGCTGGATGCTGGTCGTGTCGTCGACCTGCACACGGCCCGGTGTGACCGATACTCCCCCGTTACGATCAGCTTCGGCCTGAGCGCGGCGACGCATAACCCCCTCGTAGGCTGGCAGCCGCTCGGCGCGCGCGAAGTAGGAAGGGCCGGATAGGGTCATCGGGTCGTCGACACGATGGAACACCGAGAGGTCGCTCTCGATGTCCTCTTCGTAGTCCAATACCCACGCCACCTGTTCGGCCCTTTCTGTTAGTCCTACTTGCGCGCTTAGGCTTTTCCCGGGAGTCCGCCGAGCGCGCGCGCTGCGACGAACTGGATGACGTTCCGCATCGTCGCCAGGGCGACGGCGGGGTCTTCTTCGGCTGCCAGCTCGTCGACGAGCGCGTCGTACCCGTCGGAACCGATGGCGGTCTCGAGCAGCCACGAAGCGGCGTTGTCCGCATTCTCGCGGGCGAGCTTGAGGTACTTGAGCGCGAGGCCGGCGTTCGGCCTGGCGGGCATGTCGTAGGTCGTGGTGAGCTTGGCGACCGGGGGCTCGGCGCCCTCTTCGAGTGGCCAGGGCTCGGCGTCGTACTTGACCCGCTCGGGATTGTCGCGCACGACCGAGAAGACCGGGACGCGGTCGGCGGTGGCCGCCCACTCGACAGACTTGTCGTTATGCGAAAGTTCGATGACGTTGCTCATGGTTTCGTTTCTTTCTCTTCGGGGGTAGTGCGGGGCGGCCGTGGTGACCGCCCCGCGATGGCGCGACCTAGGAAGTCGCGTCGGTGATGGCGAACGGCTTGATGCTCGCGCTGACCCAGTGACCCGTGAACGTCACCGGGATGAGGGTCTGCCCATCCTTCTTGTACGACGTTTCCATCGAGTCGGTCGACAGCACCTTGCGCACGATGGCGCGGCGGCGGAATCCACCGGGAGCGAGTCCGTCGAGCAGCACCGCGCCGTAGGACGGCGCGAACGCCGTCAGTCCGTCGTCGGCGGTGAGCACGCCGGCCGTCGGCGCGGTGTTATTAATGGCGATGGCGAGGTTCGCGAGCGTGGCCTCGGCGAGGTTCGTCTTGACTGAAACGACGCGACCAGTGCGGCGGCGGTCAATTTCGTACAGGACCTGATCGACACTGAGAACCGAATACTCGTCGGCGATGGTGAGCGCGACGCCATCCTGCGTACCGCCGAGGTCGACCCAGGGGGCGATGGGGGCAGTGGCGATGGTGGCCGGCTCGGTCGAGCCGAACGGCGCCCAGTAGAGCGTGGCCGGGCCCTGGATGAGGTTGGTGCTGGTGACGGTCACTTGTCGACCCCTTCGGTTTCGTCGGAGTCGGCGGCGGCGTCGGTGATGACCCCGCTGTCGACTTCCTCGGGCTTGCCCGACTTCCACGGCTTCGGCGACTTGCCGAGGCCCTGCTCGTCGGTGTGGTCGCTGCGCTCGAACGAGTGCAGTAGAGACTGGCGGGAGAGGTCGACGAGCTCGGCATCGCCGACCTCGAGCACCTTGCCAGGCTCGAATGTGGTGCGTACCAGTGTTCCCACGGTGCGCCCCCTTTCTTTCGAGGTTGACGGCGCCCGGTTGGTCGTCGTCTTCGCCGCCGACTGCGCGCTCATGCGGGCGTCCAATCGATAGCGAGGTCTGCGGAGAAGCGGGCATACCCGCTCGGGTCGTTGTCAATGCGCATCGGCTCGGTGACCAGATATGCCGCTTGAACGCGGGCCGCCAAGTATCCCGCCTTGACGGCGAGTGTCTGCCCGTAGTGGCCGGTCTGCGCGTCTTCGGTCGCGGCGCGAAGGCATTCGGCGAGCTGGGCGACGAGATTCCATGGGGGCTTCACGCTCGACGCCGTGTCGCTGGTGTTCGCCGTGCCCCAGAGGTCGATCTGAATGATCGGCTTGCGCACCGGGATATCGACGTTCGGCGACCCACTCAGTACGGGGGACGCCTGGACGAATCCCGTCGCCGCCCACTTCGACGTTTCCTTCGGCAGGGCACCGCCGACCATGGCAGCGGTGAACTCCGGCACGCGAGCGACGAGCCAGGCGACGGCAACGAGCTGGGTCGTCGGGCGGTAGGGCTGGGTCAGTGGTGCCATCACTCGCCCGCCCGTCGCACGAGGTCGGCAGACCGAGACTGATAGAGCGCAGGGCGGGCGTACGGCTGCGCGCGCATCCGGCTCGTGCCGCGCTCCACCATGAGGTGATAGTCGACCATCTTGCCGCGAACAACCTGGCCACCGAATGTCACCGACCCGGTAACCATGGCGCCCTTCCGCTTGGCGGGCTGCGCTTTGATGGTGTCGTTCAATCGAAACGATGCCTTCGGCACGAGGCGACGCATGCGGGCGGCGACGTTACTGGTGAGGTTGTTGACAGGGCGCTCGAGCTGCGCACCGAGCTCGTTGACGCCGATGATCTTGGTGATACGAAGGCGGGCAGACCCGGCCATGGCGCCCCCTCTCCGAGTGCGTCGGTGTTGTTGCCGCGAGTCTCCCTCGCGGTGGTGGTGCTATTCGGTTGTGACCGCTAGACGCTGATCGCGCTGGCGGTGGCTCTTAGGTCGAGGGTAAGTGACGACTGCCCACTCAGGGCTCTCGGCACTCCGGTCGCCTCGTTCAATGCGTAGATGTTGCCGGTGGTCTTGTCCTTGATACGGTCGCCATCGAGCACGACGACCGCGGTCCGTGCCCCCGTGACGGGATGCGGGACCGCCGCCGGCAATCGGCAGATAATGACGCGTACGGTGCGACGCGTACCGCTTGCCGGGTCGTAGACGTTCTTCGACCGCTCGACGAGCGAGGCCGGCACGTCAGTGAGGACGGGGACGATGCTCGCGTCATCGTTGCTCTCGACCGTGTCGCCGAGTGTATTCTCGGTCGAGCCACGCAGGATGGCGACACGAGTGGTCGCGAGGAAGGTCATGACACGACCGGCTTGTAGGGCAGAGAGTCGTCGTACTCTTCGCTGTTCACGTTGATCACAGAGCGGCCGGGTTGCGTGCTCACGGTGCGGACTCCGCGCCACGAGAGCCGTCGGATGCACTTCCGCGCCATCGGGGATAGGGTGAGCCAGTCGGGGTTGCCCATGGCGGCGCTCTGCCCGTCCTGGGATGCTGAACCGACGGCAAGTCGCTCGAGGTAGTCGGGCTGCGCGGAGAGCCATACGGCCTGGTAGCAGACCGCGAGCTTGAGCCAGTAGCGGTCACGGTCGGTGATGTCGACGCGTTCGACCTCTTCGATGAGGCCGGTGTGCATCTCGATGGACTGCGCAGAGAGGGAGCGCGTGACGTCGTCGACGACTCGGCCGGTAGCGGTCTGAATGTCGGCGACGGTTGCCCACGGTGCGGCGCTCATGCTGTCCTCTCGAAAGTAAGGTGGGGCGGGTCGACCCCCCGAAGAATCGACCCGCCCGCTAGGTGACCGATTACTCGGTCGGCTTGGTAACGGCCTTGACCGGGACGCTCTTGGTCTCGGTCTTCGGCGCGGGCTCGGGCTTGACTTCGGGCGCCTTCTTGGCGGGCGCCTTCTTGGCGGGCGCCTTCTTGGCGGGCGCCTTCTTGGCGGGCGCCTTCTTGTTCGCCGGGGCGGGCTTGCCCTGGGTCACGAAGTTCGGGCCGCTCGGCTCGCCGACGCGCTCAGTGAGCTCGACCGGCACGGTGTACGTGACGTCCCACGCGAGCCCGTCCATGTTGTGCTCAATCGACTTGAGCTCGACATCGCCGGTCGGACGCAGTCCGTTCTGGATGGCGAACTCACGGGTTGCCGCCTTGTTCGCCGAGTGGTCGATGCCGTTCTCTTCGGTCGGCTTGACGCCGGCCATGACGAACACTTTGGTGTAGTGGTTCGCGGAGTCGGCGTCGGTGTCGGTGGTGCGCTGCGCGATGATCTGCGCGTCGGTCATCCCGGCGCCGACGTAGGCCGCGGGCGCCTTGTCGTCTTTGGTGCTCTTGCTCATGCTCTCTCTCGCTCTCTTGTCGATGCGGCCGGTAGGCGGGCGGGGCTCGTGACCCCGCCCGCCGGTCGGACTGCTAGGCGATCAGCTCGAAGATGGCGTGAGCCTGGGGGGTGGTGACGCCGGCCGCCTTGCGGGTGCGCACCTTGAGGATGTCCTCATCGGTGAGACCGGCGAGTCCGTCGCGGCCGGGGATGACGACCGACTCGAACGGGGTGCGGTCGCCGGTCACGGCGTACGGCTTCACGACCGCGGCGAGCAACGGGTTGCCCGTGGTGCCCTTGACGCCCGCGCCGACGCCAGCGCCGACACCCTGGGTCGTGGCGACGGCCGTGACCTTCGCGCCGTTCGAGTAGAGCAGCGGGATGCCGAGCACGGTGTCGATGCGGCGACCGTTGATGACGTCGGGCAGGAAGATGGGGCGACCCTGGCCGTCCTTGATGCCGCGCAGAATCTGGCGGAATCGCGGGTGCGCAATCAGCGTGAGCTGGCTGTCGTCGTAGTAGTCGCTCGACTCGACGATGCCCAGCAACTGGCTGATGATGTCGTACGTCGGCGCGTTGCTCGTCAACACGTTCGCGTTGGCGGTGTAGCCGGTCGAGGCGTCGGCCGTGGTCAGCGCCTTGTAGAGCGAAGTGAACGGGACGGTCGTGCCGTTCTGCACGGCGTTGACGCCGATGGCCGCGTTGTCGAACTTCTTCGCGAAGCTCGAGGCCGCGGACTGCTTCTTGGTCTCGAGGAAGTCGGCGAGCAGGTCGTCGCTGGTGTCCTCTTCCGCGATGCGGAGGGCCTTGCCGAACTTGGCGGCGGTCAGTGCGACGGTGTCGGCGCTCGACGTGTCCTCGCCGTAGGCTGCGCCCTTGGCAATGACATCGACGTCCATGTCGTCGATGCGCGGGATGCGCACCGAGTTGGCGGTCATGGGGATGTGCCGCGATGCGGCATCCCATGCGGAGACTGCGGCGAATCGCTTGACGACTTCGGAGTTGCGCTGTTCGACCAACCAGCCGGTTGCGTCGATGCTATTGCGAGCCACTGGGGCGTCCTTTCGTGAGGTGAAGCGAGCAACGGTCGTTGCCTCGCTACGCTCTCACGAGCCCCACGCCTAGGCGCTGGTGGCATCGTAGCATGACGAAGCGCCCCGGTCCTGGCGGATTCGGGGCGCTCGCGTGTCGTGCGGGGAGTGGTTACCGCGAGCGGCCGGTCAGCTTCGCGGCCTGGGCCTGGCTCGGGGTCAGGGCTCGCTTGCTTTTGCGGTCCTCGCCGTTGCGGTCCCCGTCGCCGGCGACGGACTTCCGACGAACGGTCTTCTTGGCGAAGAATGACGGGTACTTCTTGCGGATGCGGTCGACTTCCTGGTCAAGCCCCTCGACGTTCCCGTCGTCGTCGAGGTCGAGGTCGTCGAGCTTGACGAAGGCCGCCAGGTCGGCGGCCTGGTCTTTCGGGACGCCAGCGTCAATGAACGCGGCCCGGGCCTCGACGCGCTTGATACGGTCGTTGGCCTTGGCGGTGACTTCGCGCTCGACCTCGCCACGGATGGCGTCGGCGTCGGGTGCGTCACTATCGTCGCCCTTCGCCTTGGTCTTCGGCTTCGGGGTGGCGCCGCGCTTGGCGAGCTCAGCCTCGGCGGCGCGGCGCGCCTTGCGGTGGCGACTTGCCGAGCCGTTCGCGCCTTCGAGCTGCGCACGCGTCTTGCGTAGTTCGGCCTTGAGCTCGTCGTCGGTCAGGTCGGCAAGGTCGTCCTCGTCGTCATCTTCCTCGTCGTCGTCCTCGCCCTCGTCATCTTCCTCGTCGTCGTCATCCTCATCGCCACCGCCCTGGGATTCGACCTTCTTGGCGAACGTCGCGATGCCGGGCCGGGCCCAGTAGGGGAGCGCGAACTTGTATCGGTTGTCGAGGCTCATGTCGTACATAGTGCGGGTGTTTCCTTTCGGGGGTTAGAGGGTCGGACGAGTCGAATAGACAGTGTCGGTACCCTTTGCCATCCTGAGTGCCGTGGCGATGCCAGTGGCGTCAAGTTTCTGCGCGTTGTCCGGCGAGTCGGCGAGCATAAGATAGTTGGCACTCAGCGATTCCGCCTGTCGCTTGTTAAGGTAGATGACCTGTCGAGGGTCGTCGATGTCGAGCCCGTAGTTGATAGCGACGAACACGTCGGGCGCGTCGTCCGCCTTGCTCGTGTTGCGGAAGAGTCGCCACTGGCGAGACTCACGGCGCACCGCGTCCCTCGTCGTCGTCGAGTCGGCGTTAACGACCTGTTTGACGATGGTGCGAAGTTCGTCGAGGGTTGCCATGTCGAAACCATCCTTATCTGGTGCGGGGGTAATCGGGGTGGAGTTGCCGCCCGATGGGGCGGTGTAGCTGGTGATGATCGGGTAGCTGGCGAAGTTGGCAGGTTGAATGTGCCACGGTTCGCCGGCAACGCCGTTGACCTGGATGCCGGCACGCTCGAGCGCGGAAAGGGTGGCGCTTCCCCACTCGAGCAGGTCGTCGCCGACGCCCCGCTGATGCGAGCGCGGGCCCGAGTCGGGGTTGCTCGCCGACGAGAATCCGGGAAGGTGGTTACGGTACCCGTTCCACAGATAGACCCCGTCGGCGTACGAGCGCCAAGCGGCGAGGTAGCGACCGTTCGGCGCCCGTGTCGAGCCCATGAGAATCGGGCGGCCCCGATACGTGTTCGCGAGCGTGAGCTTCGCCAGCATGTCGGGGTGCGTGAGCAGATGAGGCTGCCACGGAATCGGCACGAGGACGGGGGTCATGCGCGTCATGCTACCACCCGCGTATTGACTGACCACTAGCTACGGCCGACCGCGCGTCGCGAACTTGCCGCGCTTGATCGATTTCCGCGCGAGAGCGATGACCGACTTCGGTGCGTCGACCCCGCTGGCGACGAGCCGTTGCGCCGCGTCGATACGCACGCCCATCGACTCCGACTCGAGAGAGAACCCACGAAGGACCGACCGGTCAGCTTCGCGGCGTAGCGCGTCCGCGTAGCTCTGATCGTTCAACGGCTCGACGGTGCATCGGCAATTCGGGTGCAGGGGCGGATGCGGCAACGGGTCGGGATGGTAGCTCTTCGCGCCGTAGGTCAGCCCGCCGGGGAACGACTTGCCGGGCTTGGCCACGCGGCCCGAGTATGCGAGACAGTGCACGCATGCGTTGGTCTCGGCGACCCACACCGTCGGCAGTCCGGCCGCATCCGCAACGGCGGTCGACCCTTCGTTGCCGGCCATGTTCACGGCCCGGGTAACGCGGCCCTGTATCGAGTTGGCGTGAGCGATGAGCGGGGCGGTGATCGCCTGGGCATCGGCGCCGGCGCGGGCGAGTTTCTGCGCGGTGGCCAGCGCTTCGCGGCCCGCCTTGTCGAGACCGCCGACGATGGCTTTCGCCCGATTGCCCGGTCGCCCGATGCGGGCAATGTCGTCGATGCCCGCCGCTTCGACGATGTCGAGCGCATCGTGCGCACCAGCACCGAAGGCGTCGAGCACCGCGGCAAGGGCCTGGGCTTGCACCCTCGGTGCCCGCATGGCCAGCACGAGTCCGCGGATGGTGTCGGCGTCCTGGGCGGCGAGAAGTGTCCGCAGGGTTTCAACGCGCTTGAGGTAGTCGCGGATGCCGGCCGCGGCGAGCACCTTCGCCTCGAGCTGCGCGAGCTGCTGCTCGGCGCTCATCGGTTACTCTCCGGGCGCGCCGGGCGCGGGCGCTCCCGAGCCTTCAAGTCCGCTCGCGTCGGCTTCGGGGATGCGCACCGTAACCGGCACGTTCGGGAAGGTGAGCCCCTCGAGCCCGGCCGCCGTGGCGGCCTTGAGCGGGTCGGCGCCGGCGCGGACCAGGACCGCGAGGGCGTCGGCCTTGGCCTTGAGCTCTTCGGCGGGGTTGGTGACGACACCGGGGATAGGGTCGGCGGTCTCGTCGACGACCGGACCTTCACCGCGGGCTGCGGTCAGGATGGTCGGGAGCATGGCGCCGAGCTCGCGGTCGTCGATGACGCCGAGGGTCTTCGCGGTACCGAGCTGCGCGAGTGCGGTGCCGAGGGTAGTGAGCATGTCGATGGTGACCGCCGGTCCCTCGGGCCACCACTCCTCGACCTTGTCGGCGGTGTACCCCGCCTCGAGCAACGCGACGCGGACGGGCACACCGTTGCTGATCTTGATGCCGACGAGCTCGATGCCTTCCTTGTCGGTGCTGGTCTCGATAGGGTAGAACGTTGCCGCGACGGTCTGGTCTTCGCGCCCGAGGATGGCGAGCGTGGTCGCGCCGAGGGACTCGAGGAAGTTGCCGGCAGCGCGACGCACTCGCTTGGCCTTCTTGAGCGCGCGGAACATGGCCCGGCGACGGGCCTCGCCGCTCGGCTGCTCGCCGCTCAGGTCGAACTCGAAGAGCGGGATGCCGGTCGCGACGGCCATGACTTTCACATACCAGTCCTGATTGGCGAGGAAGACGTTGCCGTCCCCATTCTCGAAGGTGCCGACCTCCTTGATGCCGCGCAGGTAGGCGATGCCGCCGGGGACGCTGCGCACTTTCGAGCCGTTGCTCGCGGTCGTCTGGCCGTCGGCGGTGCTCGAGCCGGGAACCGTGCCCGGGCCGTTGTCACCGAAGTCGTCGTCGATGTCGTCGTCAACCTCGGCCATCGGGTCGAGCAGCGCCCAGCGCGCGGGGAGTGCGAGACCTTCGATGTTGGCGAGGTTGCCGGCGCTGATCTTGGTGATGGCGTCTTGCGGGCCCCATGCCTTGCGGTGCAGTGGCACGCCGTACGGGTGCCCGTCGATGGCCAGGTGCTCGATGAGCATGCGCCCGCCGGGGTGGAAGACGAAGGCGTCCTCGATGGCCTCTTCGTAATCAAAGTCGAATGTTTTCGAGTCGGGGGCGTTCTCCCCCTTGAGGGCGACGAGCTTGACGGTGCAGTCGTCGTAGTAGAGGCGGCCGCGCCACGTCTTGCCGTCGAGCCAGACCTTCGCCCCGAACAGCGGGGTACGCTCGTCCGCCTTGTCGTAGACCCGCACCGTTGTCAACGGCGACGAGCCAATCCACCGAATCGATTCGGGCGTGATATTGCCGGCACGGTCCTCTTCGGTCGGGTCAATGATTGCGTAGTAGTCACCGAAGTATGCCGCCTTGCGTAGCCAGTCCTCGGCACCGTCCTCGAGGTCGTTCGCGTCGACGACGGTGCCGAGCAGTTTGGAGCTGTTCGCGTCGTCGCTGTCAAGGTCGGTCAGTTCGACCATGTCGACGATGACGTCAACGGGGATGTGAGCGAGCGAAATGGGGAAGGCGTCGGCGTTCGCGTTGATGATCTTGGTGACGTACTTCGACGCGCTGACCTCGACCCGCTCTCCGGTGTAGAAGTCGCGGCCGAGGATGTAGTCGGGGCGTCGTTCGTCGATGATGCCGAGCGCCCGCTTGAGGTCTTTGCGGATATCCGCCAGGTTGTCGGGTGCGTCGGTCATGGCCGCATCCTAACAGGCGCGCGCTCAGAGCGGCAGGAAGGGCAGCGGTATCGCGTGCCGACGATGGCAGCTATCACAATTGGGTCGAAGCGTGCCGGCGTTGACGTGATACTCCGCGAATCGCTTGTGCAAGTCGCAGAACAGCTCGACGAAACCACACGCCCCGCACCGAATCGACCAGGCCGCCGGCGCCTCGCATACCTCTACTGCGCACGGCAGTTCCTGGTCGATGGACGCGAACAGCTTGCGCAGTTGCTCGCTTCGGCTCGGCGTTTCCGTCGTGGTGCTCATGGCCGGAACGGGGTGAGGCACTGGGGGGTTGCTTCGCTGACCGGCATCGAGAAGCACTCGGCGGGGAGGCATGCCGTGTCCCCGCTCTCGTCATGGCCGGTCGCCTGACTGCCCGCGGGGCACGTCGTCTGACCGCCACCGGACGGAGCGACGGTACTGCCGCCAGTCGCGGTGCGCTTCGTCGGCGCCTTGGCGGCGTTCGCGGCCTGTTCCGCGGCAACGCGGGCAGCCTCGGCAGCGGCAGCCTGTTCGGCAGCGATGCGCGCGGCCTCGGCCTGGCGGTCGGCTTCGGCCTTCGCCACGGCGGCCTGGTAGTCGACCTCGTGCTGCGCGGCGATGCGGGCATCCTCGGCAGCCTCGGCCTCGGCGAGCTCGTCGGCGGCGGTCTCGAAACGCACCTGATAGGCGCGCTCTTCGGCGCGCTGTTCGGCGGCAACGCGCTCGTTGTTCGCGTGAATCGCGGCACTGGTCCCGGCCGCGGCAGCCACCCCGAGCGAGAGGGCGAGCACGATGGCGATGCGGCGGCGGTAGTCGTGGGGGCCGTGCTGGCGGCCGGCGAGGATTTCGGCTGGTGTTCTCATGCGCCTAAACCTAGTGGCTGGCAACTAGGTTTGTCAAGACCATTCGATCAGGATGCGATGACGGGAACCGTAGACCCGCATCTCGCCGGTCGCGTTGCCGTCAATGTCCCGCACCTCGGTCACGGCGTCGGTGTCGTGCCCGAGCGGCAAGATGCACCGCCCGGCGGGGATGCTGGCGGTGCACTGCTCGACGACTTCGGGGTCGGGGGTCTCGTCATCCATGGCCGCATCATACAGGAAACGGGCCGTCGTTGCGTGAAAGGCAACGACGGCCCGGCGCACCCGTGACAGGGGTGCGGGATGGCGACCCGTCAGGAAGCATACCCCTCGGTGCCGCCGCCCGCCCTGATGGATTTGGAACGCAGATTACGGTCAAGGAAGTAGAGCCCGCCGGCACCGGCCGCATCGACCATGTCGTCGTGCGGGGCGTTCGGAAAGGCGACGAGCTGACCCTCATAATCGGTCAGCGTGCCGAGGCGCGGGTTGGTGCGCGCCATCCCGAGCACGCCGAGCTCGTCGCCGGCGTTGTGCCCGACCCGGCCACGCTGGTAGTGATCGAGCCATCGCGCCGCGCGGACCTCTTTCGACTCGACCTCGTGCACGGTCTTCAGCGGCACGGGCAGCCCCCAGAGGACGGCCTTCCATAGGTCGCCGCCCTGATTGACCTCGATGCGCACGAGGCCCGCGTTCCATCTCGTGACCGTGTCGATGACGTCGAGGCGCAGACCCGCGCCGGTCTTCTTGACCTGGCGGACCTCGAGCACGACGACGCGGCCCGGCGCCTTCGGTCGCTCCCGGGGCGGCGGCTGCCAGGCGATGACCGCAATTCCGGTGTAGTCGCTCTTGGTCTTGGAGGTGACGGCGGGGTCGACTTCGACGAGGATGCGCGTGCAACTCGGGAGCCAGCTCGTGCCGATGGTGCGCGCCCTGTCGACGTCGTCTTTGACCCAGTAATCGCCGTCGGCGCCGAGCGGGTCGTTGGCGTAGTTCTTCGCATAGGTCGCCGTGTGTTCGATGGATTCGAGGAAGGCGAGCGACCACTTCCCGGGCCACACTGAGCGCCGCGTACCGTCGTCCGCCGTGATGATCGGCGGGGTCTGCCGGACCCCGATGCGCTGCTCTTCGACCCAGTCATTCTTGTCATCCTGCTCGCCGCGGCCGCGCTTGACGATCTGGTGGACGATGCTGTCGACCATCGTGACGGTACCGGCGATGATGACGTGCGCGTAAATGTTCAACGGGAGGATGGCGGAGACCAGGGTGTCGAGGCGCTTCTTCGCCAACCCCTCGCCGTAACGCCCCTCGTGCGGTTCGATGTCGTCGAGGATGATCAGGTCGGGTCGTTGGTTGCCGACCTTGAGACCGAGGTTAGACGAGTCCATGCCGGCGGCCGCGAAGACGAACCCGCTGCGCGCATGGTAGAGCGAGACCCGGTCGGCCTCGACGGTTCCGCGGCCTCTCGTCTTCGGGGCGACGAGGTCGGGGAAGTCGGCGCGAATGAGCGGGTTGTTGTCGAGCTCGCCCTTGAATGTGGCGAGGTGTGTCTGTGCCTGAGTGTCGGTGTCGGCGAACGCCGCGGCGAACTTGACATGGCCGTGCGCCGCCGCCCAGAGCGGGAGCAGCAGGAACCACCAGGTCGACTTGCCCATCTCGCGGGGCGCCACCTCGGCGTGCCGGTCGCTCATTGCCTCGAGGACGGGCTCGGCCCATCGCTTCGCGGTCTCGGCCCAGGCGACGTGTACGTCGGCAAGGGTGACAGTGTTGGTCTTCGGGTCGACGAGGTGTTTGCTCAGGTAGACCAGGGCGAAGAGCGCGGGGTCGTTGCGGGTCGCGGTGCGTCGATGCTCGGCCATGACTTCGGTCGATGCGCCGTCCTCGGCGAGCGCGGCGTGCAGGGTGGCGAACCGGCGCCACCTCTTGAGTGCCTTATCGGCGGGGGTCTTGCTCAACTCGGCGGGTGGCACTCGGGCGCCGCGTGACCGTGGCACTCTTCGGCCGGGTAGCCATGCGCGCAAGTATCGAGCAACGGGTCGAGCTTGACCAGTAACGGTGGCTCGACCATCGGCGCCCACGGGGCCGGGCCGCTCACGAGTCGACCTCGTGCCGCTTGACCGATGCGCGGGCCAGCATTTCGTTTAGCTCGTCGGTGACCGCGTCGCGCGTGGTGACTTCGAGCGTGGCGGCGACGGGTGCGTCGAGTCCGAAGAGCTTGGCCTCTCGGGCATGCACCGATTCGAGGCGACGGTCGGCGCTGTCGACGAGTCGGGCGTTCGCCTCGACGGTCTTCGACCAGACCCCGACCGCGGCCAGGTAGTCGGCATCCTCGACGAAGTCTTTGCGCTTCGGCTTCGGCTTGCGCAACTCGCGGCGCGCTGCGTCGTAGTCCTCTCGCGCTGCGCGACCTCGGGCGTCGACCTCGGCGGCCTGTCGCTCGATGCGCTCTTCGCGACTCATGGTCAGGTCGCCGCGGTCCTCGCGTGCCTTCCGCACGAGACCCTTGAGCGCCTCGGGGGAGAGGTCATAGCCGAGCCCGCCGTCACTCTCGGGACGGTTCGCGAGCTGGCGTATCTGCGTGAACGAGAGCCGGGCGAGCCACGCCTCGTACGCCCACTCGCGCTCGCGGGCAACGCGCTCGGTGATGAGGTGATCGGCCTTCGGGGTCATGGCGTGGATTCTAGCGCTTCGGGGAACATGATACGGGCAGCGGCGAGTGAGGCGAATTGGTGACCGGTGCACCCGTCGTGCTTCACGATGCAATGCACGCAGTAGACCGCACCCTCGCAAGCGACGTGCGTGGCCTTGATTGCAATGCCCTTGCCGCACGAAGCGCACGACCAGCGCCGTTGACTGCCGTTACTCTCGACGTTGCACTCGGGCCGTTCGGCGCGAATGGCGTTCAACTCGGCGGCTCGCGCGTCCGCTCGAGTCGCGTATCGCTCGACGGCGTATCGGTCATGCCTCGACCACCACGCCGCATTCTTTCGATGGCTCGCACGCCGCGCTTCGGGGTGATCGGTAATACCAACGTAGAGCAAGTGGTCGCCCTGCCAGTAGCGGTAGAGGATGGTGGTCAATCGACGAGCACCGCCTTCGCGGCGGTGATAGCCATGAGGTGCCACGACGCCCCATCGAAGACGCGGGCGGGGCGCGCGGTGAGCGACTTGAGGGTCTGCCCGGCGAGGCCGCGCGTCGTCCACTGGGCACGCAGTACGAGCACGCCGCTCCGCGCGATGCCGACCTCGAAGGTGTGCCCGCATCCGCGGCCCGCCACCTCGAACCCCTGGGCCTCGCCCCATCCCCACAAGAGGCCGGCGGCGTTCGGCAGCTCGTCCCGCTCGAGCCGGACCCAGGGCCAAGGGTGCTTGGTCACGAGGTCGTAGTCGGGGGGCGGGGGCGCCCAGCGTGCGGCGCCGGCGGCGGCCATCGCTTCGCGTGCGTACTCGGCCGCCTCGGTCTGGGCGTGGCGCGGGGTGGGCGGGTAGACGCCTATGGGTAGCTGATTGCCGCGCTCGTAGTGCGGCCCGTCTTTCTGCTCTTGCGCGTCGGCGGCCGTCCATACCGTGCGACGACCGGGCGCGGACAGCCGCTTGCGCCATCGCTTGAGGAAGGCGCGGTGTTCCTCGGGGGTGCGCGTGAACTTGGCAGCCATGCCTTCTAGCTTAGTGGCTGACAACTAACCGCGCTACTCAGGAAGCTTTCAGGATAACGGCGGCGATTTCGCGTGGCTTGTGGAGGGCTACGTAATTAGCGCGGAGCGAATCGGCGCCGTTAGCGGGCAGGATATAAGAGTTCTAAAAGTTGCATGGATATGCAAGCATCTTCCGTAAACCCTGGTCATGTGCACACATGTTAAGAGCTGGAATGGAGAGGTATTGTTACCCTTGATACCTAGCAATTTTGCAACGGCACGCTATACTCGTCGTATGTCTAAATCTAAGAAGATGAAACGCTCCCCGATGACCGAGCTCGTTGACCTCCCCGGTCGTCGTCGGGGATTCGATTGGTTCGCACTTGCCGCCGAGGTTCGCCAGAACCCTGGAAAGTGGCATCGCGTTCCGACCGCTCCGACGAACGGAGCAGGCGCCCAGATAAACGGCGGGCTGCTCGTTGCCTTCCGCCCTGTCGGCGACTATCAGGCCGCGGTGCGCGACCACGTCCTCTATGTCAAGTACGAACCGCAGACTGACGACACTGTCGAGTAATCGCTACTTGCGCTCCGCCGATTCGGCAACTAGGTTTATCCCGTGTCGTGGTGGCATCGTCCACCGCCGTCGAACATGGCGAACCGCTTGTATCCGCTCTTCACAGGTGAGCAGCAAGCGGGCATCGGACCTAACCCGGCGGCGGTGGCGCACCATCAGAAGCCGCGACGCGAACCACCACCACGAAAGGACACACCTTGAACCGCTCGACCCCCGACCGCGAATGGGCCACCCCCGAGAGTTGGCGTGAAGTAGCCCGAGGTATCGACCGCCGCAACACTGCCGAGATTGTTCGCCGTGCGACACTCGGCGAGAACCGCGGCCTCTCGTGGCACGCTCGCGATCTGAACGCCCTCGCGCTTGTCCGCGGTTTCGAGTACCCCGTCAGCGGCGACGACATCGTCCGCCGACAGCGGTACGTCGTGACGCCGACGTACAGCAGCTCCTCGTTCATCATCATCGACCATCGTTTCGCCGTGCAGGGTCACCTCTGGGGCAAGCCCGCACCGAAGACCATGCCCAGCACCGACTTCCCGAAGTATGATGCATGATGCCGAAGACCGCCCCTGACCCCGACTCCCTGCGGACCGAGTCAATCCTTCGCCGCGAAGACCTCGCCCCGCGGGCCTGGACCGGTTTCCGCGTCGGCCCCGAGTCCGGCCTCTCCCCGCTCGAGCTCGACGCCCTCCGCCGCACCGGCCAGCTCGAAGAGGTCCGCTCGTGACCGAGTTGCGCAGACCTGAATCCCTCGACGATGCGGAGGCCGAGCGCCGCGCCGCCATTGCCGCGCTCTTTCGTGCCAACGAGCACCTCGCAGAGGCGCGGGCGAACGCCATCGAAGCCCGCCGAGCAGCTGCCTATTACTCACACTGGTACCAGCAGCTAGTGCGAAAAACCTTCCCGATGCCGGACGATATGTGCGTGTGCGGTCACCCTCGCTCTGAGCACAACATGCCTGACCACCCCGACTACGACCCATACCTCGTCACCTCGGCGTGTTTCGCCCAACTCGCGGGGCGCAACGATTTCGACGAGTGCCGCAAGTTCGAGCCGAAAGCATGACCCCCGGCAAGGTCACCCGCGTCGAAGACAAGCCGGTCCCCTCCCCCGACAACACGATGACCGTGGCGCTCTCGCTCGCGAAGCAAGGGTGGCCGGTATTCCCGGTGGCGCTCGTGCCCGTGACGAAGACCGCCGAGGATGGCACCGTCACGAAGGCAATGGACAAGCGCCCCCTCGTGCAGTGGCTCGAAGGTGCGACGACCGACCTCGAGCAAGTGGCGACGTGGTGGGGCTCGAAGTATGCGAACGCCTGGGTCGGCGTCCATGCCGCCCGTGCCGGCATCGTGGTCGTCGACCTCGACCTCGACAAGGGTGACGGCGATGGCGCCGTGAACCTCAAGGCGGGCAAGTTCGAGCTGCCGAAGACGCTGCACTACGCCACCCGCTCCGGCGGCACGCATCACGTCTACAAGGCGCCGAAGGATCGCACGCTCACCATCGGCCGCGACCACCCGGTCAAGGCCGTCGACATCCGCGCCGGCAACGGCCTCATGGTCTATTACGGCCCGGTGCTCACCGACTCCCCCGACCTCGCCAAGGCGCCCGACTGGGCGCTCATCGACGGCGTGGTCAAGCCTCGCGAGGCGGACGGCGACGCGGGCCGCTGGCTCGCCCGTGCCGGCGGTGGCAAGTACGACGGCGACCTCAAGCGTCTGGTGCGGAAGACCCCCTGGAAAGACCTCAAGCACGAGCCGATGCTCGAGGCGGTGTCGGAGATAATCAAGCGCGGCAGCGAACCGGGTGCCGCGCGTGCGTTCACCGAGGCGCGGGCCGCGTACGTGAAGGACCGGCCCGACCGGGAGCGCGACTGGGATAACGCCGCCGCCGGCTCAATCGGTCGCCATGGTCTCCCGCCGGTCACGCTCGATCTGCCGAAGGTCGAGCGCAAGGTGCTCGCCGAGCGCAACGCCCCCGAGGCGCGCGAGGCGAGGGAGCTCGAACGGAAGAAGGAGTTTCGGGTCTCGAAGCTCGAGCAGCGTCGAGCCCTCCCCGCGTCCGAGCCCGACGTCGGCAACCGTGACCTGACCGATGCGGCCCTCGCGGAAGAACTCGCCGCGGGGCTCGAGCGGAAGTGGGCGAACGTGCCCGGTGTCGGGTTGCTCAAGTACAACGGCATCATCTGGGAACCTGTCGACGAGGCGCTACTCATCGAGGCCGTGCGCAAGCGCGTCCGCGTCATCCGCGCCGAAGAGACCAAGGCCGCCATCTTGCGCGGCGACAAGAAGCGGGAGGACGAGGCCCGCGGTATCGAGTCCCGCAACCGTGTCGTCGCCATCACCCGATTCGCCGCCGGCATGCTGCTCGAGCTGGCCCCGAAACTCGACGCCGACCCCGACCTGCTCAACTGCCCGAACGGCGTCGTCGACCTGCGCACCGGGAAGCTCCGCAAACGGCGCCACGACGACTACTTCACGAAGGTCACCGGCTGCGACTACATCCCAGGAGCCAAGTCGAGAGACTGGACCCTGGCCATGATGGCGCTGCCGAAGTCCGTCGGTCGGTGGCTACAAGTACGCTTCGGGCAGGGGGCGAGTGGTCGCATCCCCGCCGACAAGGCGGTCCCCTTCCTGACAGGTGGCGGTGACAACGGCAAGTCGGTCCTCGTGGGAGGCATCCGCAACGCCCTCGGCACGTACGCCGTGACCGTCCCTGAGCGCCTACTGCTCGGCAACGACAACGACCACCCGACCGACATCATGACCCTCGAGGGCGCCCGCCTGGCCCTGTTCGAGGAACTGCCGAAAGGCGGTCGGCTCAACGTCAACCGCCTCAAGCTGCTCAGCGGCACCAACCGACTGAGCGGCCGGCGGATGCGGCAGGACTTCCGCGAGTTCAACGCGACCCACATGCTCGCCGGGGCGACGAACAACCTGCCGCTCATCACCGATGTCGATGACGCGACCTGGGCCCGTGTTGCCCCGGTGCGGTTCCCGTATAAGTTCGTCCCCCCGCGCAATGACGAGACCGGGCACCCCGGCCCACGGAAGGGCACCAACGAGCGCGCCGGAGAGCCGGGTCTGCGCGACCGGCTCGGCGAGGTCTGGTCGCCGCCTGACCCCGCGGTCCTGGCCTGGCTCGTCGAGGGTGCCGTTGAGTCGTACCGTTCGGGGATGCCGCACCTTCCGAAGCGGATAACCGAGGCGCTCGAGGACTGGCGAGGCGAGGCCGACCCGGTGCTCGGCTTCGTGCGCGACCGCCTCGAGCTCGCCGACGACTACGCCATCGCGGCGACCGACCTCTACGCCGAGTTCGGCACCTACCTCGAAGGGCGCGGACAGCCGAAGTGGAGCGACCAGCTCATCGCCTCGGCGTTCGCCGGCCACTCGTCACTGCCCGGCGTCTCCAAACGACAGGTCATGTTCGGTAAGAAAATGAACCTGTCCCGGCCGGTCTTTACTCTCAAGGCGATACCGCCCCGCTCGATGTCTTGGGTCGGTGTGCGGTTCAAGAGCGGCGAGGATGTCGAGCCGATGGATGCCGAGTTTGAGGAACTAGCGAAGCGGGTGTCGAAGTGACTGGCGAATCGTTCGAGCGTTCCCTCGTACAGCGCGCCGAGCTGGCGATGCGGGCTGAGGACACTGGCGAGGGTTTCGTTTCGTGGGACAAGCTGACCGAGATGTCCTCGCTCGACGTCCGCGCCACCCTCGAAACCCTCATCGAAGAGGGGGCACGCATGGGGCTCGTCGTGCAGTTCCTCGACCGCAAGAGTCCCGACCCAGCCCGTGACGGGTTGGTCGTCCGATGGAAGCCGAGGCGCCGGCCATGAGTCGCCGACGCCAGAAAGCCCGGCCGTGCCCGACGCCGTCGAAGCATCGCCTCTCGTCGTTCGCCGAGGCGCAGTGGACGTACCAGCGCGACCTGCGGAACCCGGTCATGCGGGGCCGGGTCGTCGCCGACTGGGCCTATCAGTGCCAGTGCGGCATGTGGCACCGCACGCACCGGCACGACCGTCATCTCGGAGGGCGGCCCCTCGATGAGTAAGCGTGACGACGAGGTCGAAGCGATCATCACATTCGAGACCACGCGCGGCACCATCCACCTGTCCGCCGAGATGATCGACGAGGCCGAGTTCGATGACTACCCTCTCCGACGGCATATCGCCATGCACCTTCCCGAGCAGCGGGAGGGCGACGTGCTGAAGACTCAGCGCCGCGCGAACCGCGACGGGTCGGCAACGGTGACGTGGCACCGCATCCGCACGACGGTCACGCCGACGCGGCAACCGTCAAGGCGATAACGCAAAAGGCCGCCGCCCCGACGAGCGGGACGACGACCAAGAGCCAGAGCGGGGAGAACCTCACTCGGTGACGCCCTGCTCAATGAGCTCATCACGCACGGCGGCGAGCAGTACGAGCAGCGCATCGCACGCGGCCAGGGTCTTCGGGAAGTAGACGCTCGAGTATGGCTCGAGGGTGAGTGAGACCTCGGTACGGTTGACCTTGGCGATGGCACGCTTGCGGCTAATGTGGGCCATGCCGTCGAGCGGAGCCTTGAGGGTGGTATTGCGCTTGGCCGGGGTGATCTTCGTGTCAACCTCGACAGACGGGGCATCGGGCACGATACCCCGAACACCGCCGGCCATCACTTCACCTCGCGCGCGTCGGTCTCGAGGTTGAACACCTCGAGCTCGGTGATGCGGCCACCGTCAAGCGCGTCAGCGAGCAAGACGCCGAGCTGCAAGAGCCGGCGCGCGGCCGCGCTCTTCGAGGTGTCGTCGCGCGCGGCGGCGTCCGCCTCGATGCGGTCATTGAGCTCGTCGCCGATCTGGCATACGAGCTGATTCGGATAGAGGATGGGGCGGCCCATGAGGTGCCTTTCGTCGAGGGTCAGTAGGTGAGTGGCGCCGCAACCCATCAGGCTTGCGCTCCCTCGAAGGAATCACGCGGCGCCACTCGATCACTAGGTTAGTGGTCAGCAACTAGATAAGCAATGCCGCCGCCCCTTTCGGGGGGATTGACTCGGCTAGTGGTCGGCAACTAGGTTAGACCCGAACGCATCACTCGAACCCCCGAAGGGAACATCATGCGCACCACTATCAAGGCCGGCCTCGCCGCCGCGGCCGTCGTCGGGCTCATCGCCCTCGGCGCCCCGCTTACCGCGAGTGCCGACGAAACCGCCACGACCGAAGAGGTGACATCATCGACAAGCACACCGACCACGGACGCCCCGTCGACTTCGCCAGCCGAAGCCCCCGGGTCAGATGGTTCGGCGGGACTCACTACCCCGGCCACCGAGCCAAGCTCGTCACCGGAAGCGACCCCGACACCTTCGACGATCACCCCCTCGACCGATACCTCGACCTCGTCGACGACGCCGCCCGTGACGCCGCCGACGCGTACTGTAGAAATCGTCTGGGGGATGCCGAACGGCGGGACGCCTGACCACGTCACGTGGCCGCAGACGTACAGCCCCGACGGCACCACCGCACCGGGCACCTGTTCCCAGATCGACACCTACCTCGCGACCGAGGCGCCGCGCTTCTACGCCGACGGCAAGCTCGAGCAGGGCGAGGACTACGAGTCGAAGACCCAGCGCGGCGCCATCTCGTGGCGATTCGTCTGCGTCCCGCCCGTTGTCGTCACCCCGACCGGACCGGTGACCATCACGGCGCCGACCCTGGTGCCGACCTCGCCGACGTGCGACGCCGACGGTTCGCTGCCCTTCCTGGGCAACCCCGCCGCGCAGAACCCGAACGGGTACGAGTTCCCCGGTCAGGGCTTCCGCGTCTACATCGCGCCGGCGTTCACCGGCCCCGGCACTTACGTCGCGACCATTCAGAAGGTCGGCCCCGGTTTCGACCCGGCCTTCCCGAAGGGCACCAAGGTCGTCGGCGCGACGAGCCAGACGTTGACCGTGCTGCCGAAGACCGGCACGCAGTCGACGGATGCCAGCGCCCCGTGCTACGTCACACCCCCGGTCGAGCCCCCCGTCGTCGTGCCGCCCGTGACGGTCCCCGAGGCGCCCGTCACACCGGCCGTCACGCCGGTCGTCGAGACCGCTCCCGTGATCGCCGAGAAAGTTGCAACGGTCACGCCTGACGCGCTCGCCTACACGGGGACCGGGCAGCTTCGCGTACTGCTCTTCGTGATGATCGGTCTGCTGCTCGTTGGGTCGGGCGTCGTCGCGGTCGTCGCGCCGATCATGCGGAAGCCGAACCCGCGCTACCGCCGCACGATGGTCGACTAGCTAGACCCCCACAACGGAACCGCCGACCGGCTGGCATTGCGCCCCGGTCGGCGGTTTCTTTGTGCGCCTTGACTTACCTAGTTGTCAGCCACTAAGTTTGATATGTCAGCCACCGCAACCCCGAAAGGTCAGCCACCATGTCGAACATTATTCCGAACCGCAATTACCGTATCGCCGTAGACACGTTGGCCGATGGCCGCGTGAAGGCCAAGGGTCACGGTCGCAAGGTGAATCAGCAGACGTTTCCCGTCGGCACGACGCACGAAGAGGCGGCCCGTACCGTCGCCCTCAAGATCGAGGGCGAGAGATTCGCCGAGGTCCGCAATTACGTCACGTTCGCCAACAAGTCCGATTGGGACGTGTTTGTGACGGTCGGCGCATGACCGCCACCGATGACGGGCTCGACCCGTTCCGCTCGAAGATGCGCGAATCCATCGCCGCCGAGTATCGCGCGCTCGGGCTCGACTCTCCGAGTCAGTCGCTTCGCTGTACTTGCACCGATCGACGACTAGGAGAGAGGCACGCTCGACGGTGCCCCTATGTGAAAGCGCGTCGCAAGGCATGGCTTATCGATAACCCGCGCCGGTTCGCCGTTCGCCGACTTCCCGCCACGAGCTGGCCGGGGCTCGGCGAATACTGGCTAGACCGTAACCCGTTCATCATTCAGGACCGCGAGCGCCAAGGGTGGCTCGGTCGAGCGCCGTCACTCGACGCGGCCTTCGCTGCCATCGACGAGATACTTCGCGCCGAGGCGCACCCGAGGGGAGTTGATCTGCCGTGGGATTGACCCCCGAAGAGACCATCGAGAGCGCAGCTCGCGCACTCTGGTATCGAGACATGACCGAGTACGGCATTGACGTGACCAGCGACCCCTGGGAAGAAGCGTCAGAGACCGCCAAAGACGTCTACCGAAAGGCGGTAACCGCCCGTGGCTAAGTGGTCGAAGGTCGTCAAGGGTGACCGCATCGAGCTGCGCGGCAAGACGTTCGACGTCGTCAAGATCAAGGCCAAGGGCAAGAGTGCGAAGGTAACCGTTCGCGGCAATGGCTCGGTCTTCGAGTCGAAGGTCGCGCTCGCCGACAAGGTCAAGATCGTCACGGCGCCGTTGCGAGATAAGGCCGGCACGCAGACCCGTTGGGCGAAGCCGAGCGAGGTCACCGTCAAGGCGCCGAAAGAACCGAAGGGACTCGGCAAGGGAAACCCGAAGGCGACGAAGCCACCGGCCGACCCGAGCGGCGACCCCTGGGAAACGAAGCGGGACAAGGTCGAGAGGAAGCTCGACGACCTGCTCAGCGCGCGACTGGTGGGCGAGACCAAGAACGAGGCCGAGGGCTACTACGTACCGCCGGCCGACGAGCAGACCGTCGCCGCGCACCTCGCACTTTTCCACGGCATCGACCCGAGCGAGTACGCCGCCTCGACGTGGCTCGCGCTGCACGACGCCGAGCACGCCGGCGCGCTCAAGGGCCAGGCGCTCACGGTCAATCACTGGCACACGGAGACCCGGCCATGACCGACGAAACCAGCGCGGCATTCGCCGCGGCGGCATCGTGGCGACGAGAGGTACGGGCCGAGTTCGAGGCGGTGCGCGAGGCGGCGTATGAGATGGCCGAGACCGAGACCAACGGGCGCATGCTCAACCGTCGCGGCCTCGACGCCGGCGTCGACCCGTGGTCGCTGTTCACTCACAACCGCGCCTACGCCCACGCCTACGCGAGCGAGGAACTGCTCGACCATTGGCAGACCTACCGGCGCCCGACGTTCCTCGATTACGAGGCCCAGACTTTTCCCGGTCTCGCCTCTTGACTTACCTAGTTGTCAGCCACTAGGTTTAGATGAGTCAGCCACCGCAACCCCTGAAGGGAACCCCGAACCATGACGCACCGCATAACCATCGAAGTCGACGACCCGATTGACCTGGGCCTCGCCATCATCGCCCTGCAAGACAGCGCGGCCACGTTCCGCATCCAGATCGAGTGCAACGTCGACCGCACGGTCGGCCCGCGCACCGCCCTCGCCGCCGAGCTTGGCGACGTGCGTCCCGCTCTCTATCGCGCGGTCAAAGACCTGGTCAACGCCTGGATGGTCGCCGGCCCCGTGCCCGACTTCCACGAGCGGACCAAGCGAGCGATCACGGGACGCTGGCCCTACCTGGCGAGATGCCTCGATGCCCTTGTCGCGGAGACTCGGCGATGACCCGCCACAAGCCGACCGACACCGACCGGCTCGTCTGGTCGCTAGTCTTCGGCGCCCCGCTGACCCCCGCCCAGCGCGAGGCGTACGCTCACCGTCGGGCCGCGATGCGTCTTCGCATCGTCGGTGCCGCCGCGGCGCTCGTCACGGCGGGCATCCTCTGGGTTCTCATCGTCTGGGGGCTCATCGTCCTCGGCGCCGCCATCTTCGACGGCACGACCGTCGTACCCCGCTAGTACAGTCAGCACCCCGCACCACTAACCCCCGAAGGGACACTGCATCATGGGAAAGAAAGACGCCGCACTCCACGGCCTGAGTAAGAAAGAGCGCAAGGCGCTCGAAGAGAAAGAGGCCGCCATCGCCGCCGAGCTGGACGCCCGTGCGGCGAAGCCTGTCAAGCCGAAGAAGGGCAAGGGGAAGAACAAGTCCCCCGACCTGACCACGCTGAAGCGCAAGGCGCTCAAGCAGCTCATCGCCGACAAGACCAACGGCGAGTTGAGGGACCGGGCCAAGGCCGAGCTCAAGCGGCGCGACGCCGAGGGCGACGCATCCGAGGCCCGCTCACTCGCGATCATGCGAGAACACGAAGACGCGAAGGCAGCCAAGGCCATCGCCAAGAAAGAGGCGGCCGTCAAGGTCAAGCCCGCGAAGAAGGGCAGGTCGACCGAGGCCGACAAGGCCGCGGACATCGTCACCGATGCGGCCGAGGTCAAGGGCGAAACCCACTCCCCCGCCGCGATCATCGAGGCGGCCGACAAGGTGCTCGCCGACCCGAACGCCAGCGAGGGCGCGCTCAAGTCCGCGCGCACCGCACGGAATAAGGCGCTCGCGTCGATGACCGACGACGAGCTCAAGGCCCGCGTGCAGAGCAAGAACGCCAACCGCGCCGAGCTCGAGGCCACCGCCAATAGCGTCGACCGTGACGACGAGAGTGCCGTCGCCGCATACAACGCCGCGCTCGCGGCCATCGGTGGCGGCAAGTTCCTCACGAGCAATGCCGAGAAAGCGGCCCGCGATGCGGAGATTCGCGGGGGCACCGACCATGCCGCAATCGCGGATGCGAACATGGACGCGAACCCGACTTACGCCAAGCCGAAGAAGGACAAGGCTGCCAAGGTGGCTGAGGCCGTCGTCGCCGACATGCTGGCGGTCGAGGCCCCTGCCCAGGCGGTCGAGGAAGTCGAGACCGAGACCGGCCGCATCTTCGCTGCCGGCGAGTCGGTCGACGAGGCCACGGGCGAAATCATTGAGGCCCGGGTCGACCCCGCCGACGAGCGCGGTTTCGCGCTACCGAGCGAGGGCGGCCGCCCCGACTTCGAGCAGAACGGGAACGGGCAGTACAAGATTAAGCGGCTGAGCGACGGCAAGATCGTCGGCTACACCCGCGCCACCACGTTCATTTCGACCAACGAGGACCGCACGCAACTCGAGAAGTGGAAGCTGCGCGTACTGCTCGAGGGCATCGCGATCAACGACAGCCCCGACGAGCACGGCCGCATCTCCGACCCGGTCATGGCCAAGGTCTCCGACCTCATCCACCGCCGCGACGTGGCCATCGCCAAGGCGCGGAAGGCTGACCGCAAGGGCAAGCTCGTCCCCGGTCAGTTCGGCACTATCACCGAGGCGGCATGGTCCGAGTTCAAGAAGGCGCTCAACACCCTCGCCGAAGACCTGCTCGAGCTCGGCGGCGCACACGTCAAGGCCGCCAAGGGTACCGAGCTGCACGAGCTCACCGAGCTCTACGACCGCGACGGCATCGACGCCGTGGGCGACCTCGTGACCGCGGGGAAGATCACACACGCCGACCTCGCCGACGTCGAGGCGTACGCCCGTGCCATCGAGGCGGCGGGTATCAAGATCATCCCCGAGTTCATTGAGCAGCCCATCGTTGTCGAAGACCTCAAGGTTGCCGGTCGCCTCGACCGCGTCGTCATGGTCAGGCTCCCCGGTTCGGCTCGGGCCATCCGGTGCATCTTCGACGTGAAGTCCGGTCGCATCGACCTCGGCGCCGGGAAGATTGCCCAGCAGCTCAGCATGTACGCCCGCGGCGAGACCTACAATCTCGAGACCCACGAGCGCGGCAAGCACGGGGCCAGCCTCACCAAGGGCCTCGTTCTCCACCTCGTGCCCGGTTCCGCCGAAGCACACATCTACGTCGTTGACCTCGGAACCGGACGTATCGGTAACGACCTCTCGACCAAGGTGCGCGCCTTCCGCAACGACGGCAAGCGGGCAATCGACATGACCGTCGACCTCGCGGCGCCGAAGGCGGCCGACTAGACCCCTGGTCGGCGTATCCCCCCATGCGTCGACCAGGCCCAGACCGGGCCGCCGCTGCGCGGTGCTGACCCTTCGGGACAGCGGCGGCCCTCACAACTCGGCAGCACCGAGGGCGATGCAATCGCATCGTCTGACCCACACAGGAAGGCCAGATAATGGCGAAGGACAAGGCAGTGAAGAACAAGGGCAAGTCGAAGACCGACGAGCCGATCAAGAGCAAGAAGTCGAAGGGTGGCAGCGACGACTTCGCGAAGCCGAGCGACGCACCCGCCGGCGATAGCTGGAAGCTCGAAGATGAAGACAACGTCGGAAAGCTCTTCCTCATCACGCCGCTGCGTGAGCAGGACTTCAAGAGCGAGGACTACGGCGACTCGCGTGTCGTGGTCTGCGACGTCGTGGAAATCAACGAGAAGAAGGTCGCCAAGTCCGAGACCCATGAAGAGGTATTCGCGTTCGGCGGCTGGGTCAAGGGCGCGCTGCGCGGCTACATCGGTGAGCGCAAGGTGCTCGCGCGGCTCGGGCAGGATGCGAGCAAAACGAAGTCGAAGCGAAAGGATGCGTTCGCCTGGGTCCTCGAAGACGCCGACGATGACGACATCGAAATCGCCAAGGAATACCTCGCCACCGTCGACCCGTTCAAGACCGGCGGCAAGGCCAAGGGCAAGGGCAAGAAGTAACATCCTCGGGCGGGGTGCTGGCAACGGCGCCCCGCCCTTTCCGCTTTACCATCGAAGGGAACTAGAACCATGGCAAGCATCTACAACGACGACGGGGTCCTCGATTACATGGCCGCCGCCGCCGAGCTCCGCGGACTGCGAGAGCTGGGCAACCCCGCCGCCCAGGCAACGGCAGCGTCGCGCATCGCCGCGGCCGCGGCGGTCGACGTGGCCGCCTCTCTCAATGCGCTCGTCGGCATCCTGAGCGTCGCCCTCGAGGATGGCCAGCGCGTCACCCCTGGCGACGACATCGACGCGGAGGGCGATGAGCAGGTCGACGACGTGACGATCAACGAACCCGACGCCGACGACCCGCTCGACGTCGGCGACTGGGTACGACCGCTGCCCGTCGCGGACGGAAGCGGCGAGCAAGTTGGACACCCGTCGCTCGTCATCGCGGTCGGGCAGAGCGAGGGCGCCGACTGGCTCACGCTGCGCCACTACGACGACGACGGCAACGAGTTCGTCAGCGTCGGCGGTGACGGTGCGCGGGTCTGGGCAGATAACTACCGCCGCGCAGAGGAATGGCAGCGCGTCGGGCCCGTCGGCGTCAGCCTCGCGACCGGGCAAGCTGTCGAGGTTGACGCCGACGAGGTCAACCCGTCGGACTTGATCGACGACATCGACAGCGACTTCGGCGAGTCGACTGCCGATGACAGCCGTCACGTCTTCACGACGCCCGACGAAGAGCCGACCGCGCCGAAGAAGAGCAAGGGCAAGAGCAAGTCGAAGGGGGCAAAGTAATGGCGTTCAACGGGCCGGGCGGCATCGGCGTCAACGGTCTCCCCGAGGGAGAGGCGGCGCTCACCGCGGCAACCATCGACGGCGTGGCGTTCGCTCTCGACGCAGTGGCCGAGGACCTACAGCGCGCCGGCATCGTGGCATACGCGACGCTCCGCAAGTCGCAAGGGCTGCACGAGTTCGCTCGGGCCCTCCGCGATGACGTGAAGGTGCCGGAGTAATGGAAGCCCTCTACGACGGCTGGTGCGCTGGATGCGGTGAACGCATCTACGAGGGCGACGACATCACTATGACCGATGCCGGCGCCCAGCACGAAGACTGCGCACCCCTGCCCGACGAACCTGTCACCTTCCCCCTCTAAGTCATGCCATCCGTCAAGCCGTGCATCGAGTGCGGGAAGCGTCCGAAGGCGCTCCCCCGTCAGCGCTGCACGGTTTGCCAGTTACGCCATGAACCGATAGGCGACCAAGTAGCCGCCGCCCGTCGTCGCCTCGCAATGGTCCCGCCCGAGCTGCGCGTCAAGCGGTCCAAGTCCATCCTCAAGCTCGCGCCCGAGGGCACCTCGTGGTGCGCCGCGTGTCAGACGTTCCGCGATGACGAAGACTTCCGCGCGAACGGAACGATGTGCCGGGCGTGCAGCTCGGCCAAGTCGCACGCCGCGATGATCGAGAAAACGTACGGCCTGACGTCATCGCAGTACGACCAGCTACTCAAGCTGCAAGGTGGCAAGTGCGCCATCTGCCGGGCACGTCCGAAGTCGAAGCGCCTAGCCGTCGACCATGACCACCAGACCGGCGCCGTCCTTGGGTTGCTCTGCTCGAATTGCAACCATGACCTCAAGGGGTCGGCATGGGATTCGCTCGCGATGGCCACGGCACTCTGGCACTACATGAACACGCCGCCGGCAACCGGGGCGTGGATACCTCCCGAGAATGCGCCACAACTCGAAGCCGTGGGAAGCTCTCAGCGCCCGTCTAAGCCATCGAACCCCGCGCCCGAGGGATTGGTCGTAAACGCGACGAGCGCAAGCGCACGGGGCGGGAAGGCCGGAAAGAAGGGCAAGTCTGTCGAAGCGGTGTTCACTCCCGCCGATACGGCGGCCGGCATCCTGGCGGGACTCGCACTAGAGCCCCCCGTCGCTCATGCGCTCTGGGGGGCTCTAGACCGTCACCTACGCCGGGTCGACCCGGCGCCGTTCTAGTACGGCTCGACGTCAGACGGGCGACCGAGCACGCCGGGCGCCTGGCCCTCAACCTGGCCGAGCTGCGCGGCGGGGATGGCGTTGCTCACCCGGTATACCGCGGCGAACGCGGCGATGCCGAGGCCGACGACGATGCCGGCCGACGCCCAGACCTCGCCCTGGTCGACCTTGCCGTCGGCGAGCACCAGGGGAACCTGACCGGCGAGACCGGTAAGGATGGCCGCGCCGCCGGCGACGAACGCCTTGCGCGCGGTGGCAAAGAACGAGGTGCGCTCGGGCACCTCGGCGTCATGCTTTGCGGGGGTGTTGCTCATGGTTGCGTCCTTTCTGGCAAGAGCGCGGGCGGGTGCCCGTCGCTCGATGATGACAATGGCGGCCATGGCGGTAAAGGCCAGGAAGAGTAGCGAGTAGAGACAGACCGCCCACCACTCGAAACCAGGGTACTCGCCCCAGAATCGACGGGTGAGGATGTAGACGAAGATGGCGATAAGGCTGGCCCACTGGGCAAAGATCGTGCGGCCGAGCCACGAGTCGTACCAGGGCGAGCCGAATCCGTAAACCGCGGTGGCGACGAGCAGGGGCAGGACCGCGGCGAGCGCGATGTATCCTGCGATTTCGTTGATGGCCTCGGCTGCACTCATGGCGTGTATCCCCCTTGGATGATGGCGCGGAACTTGTCGGCGAAGTGGTTGACCTCGCGAGTCTCTTTCACCTGAGCTAACGAGCGTTGCGTTCGCGAGATGAGACTATCGGCTCGTTGGCTCGAGGACCGGGCGCGGGCGACGGCCTTGCGCGCTTCGTCGAGTCCGCTGGTGTTCTCGTCGGGGAGTGAGTTCGGGGTCATGGCGTAACGCCTTTCGCTGCCTCATTGAATGAGCCGAGCAGATGGTTGGTCAGTTCCGCCAGCTCGACCACCTGGGCAAGCTGGTCGGTGACCTTGTCGGCGCGGGCGCGCTCGGTCTGGGTCGCCTCTTTGTAACCGTTCCGTGATTCTTTCAGCTCAGCGTACGCGCGATCTTTCTCGGCGGCGAGGTCTTCGTAGTGCCTGGTCAGCTCGATGCGGGCCTGGTCGTTCGCCCGGGTGAGCTCGGCGATGGCGAGTTTGTGGGCATCGGTGATGTCGGTGACGCGGCGAAGGTGCTGGCCCTTGGTCATTAGTCGGTCGCTCAGGATGGCGACGACAAACGCGCCGACGCCAACGGCATTGAGGACTGCGCCGGCGGGGAGCGAGTCGCCGAGGTAAGTCCACACGTCGAACGGCGCGGCGGCCGCGAGGATGGAATCGGCGATGGCTGGGAGTGACATTAGGTGCGTCCTATTCGGCCAAGGTTGTCGACCCAGAGGGCTTGGCGGGTGGCGCCGATGACCGTCGAGAATGCGGCCGGCGAGACGAAGAGGGCGTTGGTCGTAATATTCCCGTCGACACCGAGCGTGCCGTCGACGTGCTCGTTGCCGTTCACCTCGAGCGCGCCGTTGACCGTGAACGCACCGGGGGACGATGCGCGCATCGCGTCGATCTGCGCTTTGTTGTAGGTGCCGTTGGCGATGTAGTCGTCGAGCTGCGTTTGGATGTTGTCGATCAGGGCTTGCAGCTTCGAGACCGACTGGTAGGCGGCGGTGCCGCTCGGGGCGGTGAGCCGGTCGATCTGGTCTTGGAGATGCCGAATCTCACGGGCGATCTTTGCCAGGTCGTCGACGGGCGTGCGCGGGTCGTTTCTCATGCGAGCGCCGCCGCGAAGGTCAGGTCGTACGCGTTGTCCTGCAAGTCACCCTGAATGGATGCGATACGGCGCACGAAGTCGCCGGGGGGTAGCACGCCCTCGCGCTTGTCGACGGTGATTGTCACGAGGTCGCCGAGCCAGTAGTCGCCGAGTTGCGGCGCCTTCTTCTCGTGCGCGCGAACGCTCATCGACCAGAACGAGGCGGCGTTGCTCGCGAGCTTCACGTCGCCGTTCGCGTACGACTGCGCGGTCGTTTGCGTCGTCACGTCCGAATGGCCGCCATCGACCATGCCGAGCAACGGGAAGCCGTCGGCGAGTAGCGCGGCGGACTCTGCCCGCGCAATGACGACCTTGTCGCCCGAGGCGCCACCCGATAGCCACGCTTCAGTTGCGACGTCGGTTGCATCCTCGCCGACCTTGAGGTCGAACGCCGCCCCCCCCAGTGGCGCGCCGTACGTCCACTTCGTGTTCGTGGCATCCGTCGAGCCGAGTCGAGGAACCGTCGCCGAGCCGTGCTGAAACTCCCAGTAGATGCCAAGGCCGTCGAGCGAGCGACGTGGGCGGAAGGCGAAGTCGGGCCCGTTTTCGAGGTTCGACAAGTCCTCGATCATCTTGCCAACCATCTTGAGGTCAATCGCGGCGACGGGCTTAACGCGCGTGCCGACCTCATCGGCGGGGAATTGCATCGGCACGGCGCCGTTCGGCCAGAGCTGCGCGAGCTGTATCCACTTCTTCGCCATCGTGCCGTAACTGAACCCAGTGACGTTCACGTCGAGCGAAGCGTCAGGGTCGCCCGTGGTGAGGTTGACGAGCGGTGCCGTGCGCGCGGTGACCGGAAGCAAGAGGCGGCGATTCCAATACGACCACAGCCCCCCCGCGGTCAAGCTGATCGCCCCCGCCTTCGTGTCATACTTCCGTTTCCATATCGGCCCCGCCGCGACCGGCATGCCGTCGATCTCGGCGAGCAGACCACTACGCGCGAGAGGGGTGTTCGCCCATACCTGCAAGCGACGAACGTTCGGGTCTCGTGCCGGAATCGTGCAAGTGATCGACTCGTCGGCGTTCGTGGTGACCGTCCATGAGCCCTCAGTTGCGGGCAGCGGGACGATGTTGCGACCGCTGAGCATATCGAACGACGAGAGTGCGAGCATGACTAGACCGGGTACTCGGCGCTGATATGGACTTCGTCGCTAGAGGCGGCAGTGAACGGCGAGCCACCCGAAACGAGCCCCATCGGCCCCATGCCATAGTTGCACCGAAGGCCCGACGACGTGTTGTAGACCGGCCCCATGAACCGGCCATTAGCCCCTGCGCTCGAGTCGATGTAGGTGGCGAAGCCGACGGGGGTGACGCTCGAGGAAAGCCAGGTCGCGACAGCGAACGGCGGCACGAGCTGCAAGTCAGGGAGCACAACGGTGCCGGTGCCGAACCGGAGTCCAACACGAACCTGCTGATTGCCGTTGACGAAACGACATTTGGCGTAGAGGATGACGCCGCCCGTGCCGAGTGTCGGCGCCGTTACCCATGCCGGCGTGAAGTCGACCCATCCCGACGACTCGGGAACGAGAGTCGCCGTCGGAGGGAAGGCCATGCGATACATGGTTTTCGTGTCCATCTGGTAGAGCGTTTCACCGCCCGCGAGGGTTGCACCGACCGCCGTGCGCTCGGTGTCGTTGCGGCAGAAGACGGGACCGCCGAGCACGTTGGCGTAGGGGAATGTCTGCGTAATCGTCGACTGGGCTATTGACGTCGCTGTCGAAGGGGTCGACACTTGAGCGATCTCTACGGCGCCGGCGGGCAGCGGCTGAATAGCGGGCGTGCCGTCGGTCTTGCCGTAAACGGGGACCGCTCGAGCGACGCCACCCGGCCCGTCTGACCCGCTGGTCGCCTCGCCCTGACCGGGGTCGGTGGCGCGAATCCATAGACGGTCGACGCGCGTGCCGGATGCTGGGGCGGGCGTGATCGTCCATGCCGTGCCGGCGGCGTCGTTGCTGATGTGCGCCGACCCGTATGCCTGGGTAAACGGTGCGGCGCCGCGCTTGATGTTGGCGACGAAGGGGTTGGCACCGACGTTCCATCCGCCGTTCGGGTAGGCGATACCGGCAACGCCAGCGGCGGCGGCGGCGGGGTTAACGTTGATCGGGTCGGGGAAGATGCCCTCTCGAGGGAAGACCGCCGACTCTTGCTTGCGAAGGTCGACGGCATTCGGGTATGCCTGGTCGATAGGGAACGGACGAGTGAGAGCCATGAGCGAATCCTAGCCTTTCAGTAGAAGGCGGGCGCGGTGTCGATGTCGACGCGCGGCGTGCCAGTGACGGGCCCGAGGGCAATGAATTGAATGGTTCGCACGCCCTTGGCGGGCACCGTCCACCATTCGGGGGAGGGAAGGAATCGACCCGCCGGTGCGGTCCCGTTGATAAAGGCGGTCATGCTGGCGGTGTCGAGCACGATGGTCGTACCCGAGGTGACCGGACCGAGGTAGGTGAGCCGTTCGCCCGTGTCGACATTGACAAGCGCGAAACCGTCAAGCATCTGCCCGCCGCTCACGGTGTAGATGGACACGGTTTCAGTGTTGCCTGAGTTGGTCACCAGGACGCGACCGTCGACCGGCAGCGCGCCGAAGTCGAGCGGATAGACGAGAGGGAAAGGCAGCCCTCCACCGGGCACGGCGAGGGTCGTCCCTACGCGAGCCGTGGCGCCGTACCTCTTCGGGTCGGCAGCCTCGGCGTCGAAGGTGTACTTGAATTGCTGGTGAATCGTCCACGGGAACTTGATCGACTTGACGGCGATCTGGCGACTGGTCGCTCGAAGGTCGCCAGATCGCCGTCAAGTCGATCAAGTT